GAGAACCCAAGTTGAATACCGCGGCACGTGCATCGACACCCTTGGGGTCCATACGGGTTAGCATAGCATTGGGGAGCATATTGGTTATGCCAAACGCCCCCGGGTTTTCGTCCACCTTTTTCAAGGCGTCAGTGATATTGCCCAAGGCTACAGCGTTACCAGTGTAAGACGTAGCCAGCCCAGAGGGCAATGGCTTCTCTTGTAAGCCACCCTTGCTATCGGCCAACTGTTGTCGAATCTGCAACCCTTGGGCGGTCAATGCTTGCTGACCCTTGGCAATCTCACGGCGTAAGGCAAGAGCCTCAGCGGCAGCTGCCTCCCGAGACTGACGGTCAAGACCCCTATCTTCAGATCGTACTCGTGCATCGTCAGCCCGTTGGGTCAACGTAGCAATTAGGTTGTCCGAACGCTCCTGAGCAGCTTGACGAGCTTGTTGGTCTCTGAACTTCATATCCTCACCGCGAGTCAAGTCAGACGTCAGAGACTGATTGGTAATCGCTGCTTCCTTGGCCGTCAGTGGATTAGTCAACCCAGCCAGGGTATGTTTGAGAATAGCATCCCGAGTGATTGGTTGCTCCGGCATAGTTGGTCCCATACCATCGCCAGGTACATTTTCAGGGGTAGCCTGGGGCATAGACGCTTGCCATTGCTTAGCCGCAGCCATCTGAGAGGCCGTGTTAGCCATATCAGCCTTGTCTGCTTGCATACCGGCATACTGAGCCAACGCCTGATTCAAGTCACCCATGATACTGGGGCGAATGTACCGACCCCCGACTATTTGGGCCTTCTCAGGAGGGTTGCTGATGGCCTGCTGGCGTAGCATTTCAGCCAGCTTACGTTGTTTAGCAGCAGCTAGGGTAGCCCCTTGGTAGTCCATGGGGTCCAAGGCTGGACCTTGGTTCTGGTTGAATAGGTTTTGGAAGTCCATTAGAATAACCCTCCAAGCATACCCCCGAGACTAGACCCAATACCCATACCTGCAGGGCCACCGAGCAAGAAGCCAGCGCCAGCACCTAGCAATCCCCCAGCGCTCTTGTTCGAGTTGGCGTTCTGAGCTTGATTGGCGTTATAGGCGTCCATCTGAGCTTTGTAGGTGTTATTCAACGCAGCCATACCACCGCTGGCGTCGGCAACACCTTGTTGGGGCGTATTACCATTGCCTATTTGCGGTAGACCAGTACCACCCCCACCGCCCGTGGTCAACCCCATCAATCCCTTGACTTGATTCAGGTCGTAGTTGTTCAACAAGGATTGCTCGTTGAGCTGACTATTCCTCAGAGCGTTGGACTGGTTAACCGTAGCAGCATTCTGGTCGAATTGCTGACCACGCAGCCCCATAGCCAAATTCTGAGCCTGTAGGTTCTGGTTGTAGTTCTGGTTGTTGGAGGACAACCCACGGTTGAACGAGTTACCATACTCTTGCTGACCGGCCAGTAGAGACTTGAGTTGAGCGTCCGTATCCCCTTGACCCAACGTAAGCATGGCCCGTTGGAAGGCGGGGGAATCCTCAGTCAAACCTTGATTCTTCAGACGTTGTATCTCACCATCCCGAGCCATTTGCCGTTGGGGAGATAACAGAGCGTATGTAGCGTCCTGTATGGCCTTAGAGTTACCCGTTGGGTCCATGTTAAACTGACCAGCCTGGCTAGCTAATCCGTTGGCGTCAACCTGTTGCGTAGGTGCTCCAATGGTTTGCCAGTCAGGTAGCCCAGAGGTATTCAACCCCCGCAAGGCACTTGAGATAGCTCCAGGTAGCGCTGCGCTACCTGCGTTAGTCATACCCAACAGCCCCGCTTGTTGGGCTTGGTAGTTCTTGCCGGCATCGCCAGCGTCTACGGTATTGGTCCAAGCCCCAGTGACGGGGTCTTTGGACCAAGTATTGGTACCTTGTGGCCCAACAGAGTTTGTACGGTTGGCTACTGTTTGAGCCTCCAGCATCTTCTGCTGGTTACGTAAGTCAAGGTCGGCTTGCTTCTGATAGTCTGGTGGTGGAGGTGCTGCTGGTTCCGATGACTTACCCATTGGTATTACCCCTCAAATATCTACATTCACTAGGTCTCATAGACATTATGATGGCATCCCCTTCGGCATAGTAGTCCGCAAGGGTATGTTCATACCTAAAACCCACTCTCTCCACCAACCTCAATGATTTGCGGTTGGTACTACAAATTATGGCGTAAGCAACTTTCAATTCGCACACTCTAAATGGGTAATCAAACATCGCCCATAAGAATGACCTAGACATCCAGTTACCCTCACCAGCCACATGCATTTGTACGGATGCATTGGTGAAACTATCGTACCCAACGACACCGATTATATCCCCTTTTTCCCCAATTCTACCGATACACCGTAAATTTTTTGTAGGGGCCAATCCAACTCTATCGCACAACCAACCAACCAATCTTGGCTGATCCTCTGTCTCAATCAAAGTAACCCCACCCCATTGCCCAAGCTGTAATTAGTACCCACCCAGAGTACGTCCCCGTCAGACTGGGTTATCATACGCAACGAGGCAGCTATACCCATACCGTTAGCCCCCACCCAATCCTTTTGAACGTTGGAAGATCCACCCCAAATGGCAGTGTTCCATAACGAACTGTTCCACAAGCTACCGTCTGGCGTAGAATAAACCGCCGTTGGGCTAGCCAAGTTTTTGTCCGCAAAGTCGTATTCAATTGTAGTGGATATAGCAACGTCACTGGTGGCTACCAACACAGGTTGGTACATACCCACTTGCTTCTGGGTGGACGTATGGCCAAAGTAGGTATACGCCTGTTGAACCTCAGCTATTATGGTGGTACCGCCAGTGTTGTCGAGCAGTATACCATCCTTATTGCCTGTCCAAGCAGCCATGACTCTACCGTCATACGTACCAAAGTAGGGGTCAAGATTGTATAGACCCCAACAAGAGGCGTCCATTCCAGAGAATAGGGTCCACGCATTGGTGATCTGGTTAGCAGCGAATTGTGTGGTACCCCCGCTCACCACGGACGGTACATTAATCAAAAGCATGTTAGCCTTGGCCAAGTACTTCATGTCCCAACCTGCGTAGGTTGAGTAGGAGGCGATGGCGGTAGAGACCAAGAACTGTATCTTGTAGGACGTCAAGGGGTTCAACGCATCCTTGACCTTGGTAGATACCAACTGCTGAGACATCGATACGATGCCCTGCTGCGTGAGAGCAAGTAGATCACCGCCAGCCTTGCAGAACCCAACCCTACCGCTGACGGGGGCGCCAATGTAGTACACCCCGACTAAACCCCACTTGGTGGAGTCTGTTGGGTCAGTACCCGCATACACCACAGCTTCACCGTTGGAACTGAGGGCAACCAAATGGTCCTCAGCCCCATTACCGTCGTCAATTGTCCAAGTGGCTAGAAAGCTGAGATAACCACCCTTGTTGAACAATGGGCCAAAGTCGTATTTGAGGAACGTACCTTGTAAGGCATCAGGGGGCAAGAACCAACCATACGAGGTGTTCTTTTGAACAGCCCATAGACGGTGTTGATGTACGATCACTTGGCTAGCATTAATTGGGTCTAGCCCAGCCCAAGTATTGGCCACGATACCGTCCCCAACGGTGAGACGGAACATACCTGTAGGCTTGTAGATAACCCCGTTGTCCACCCCGTTAACCGCAATCAGGTTGTTACCTGACGAGTTTGTAAGCTGAGTAGTTGCCCAGTTGGTTCCAGTCAAACCTGTAATTAGTGGCGCCCCGACAGCCCCTGCGGATGTGACATCGAACACCTTAGACCCAGCCCAAGCGAATAGCTTGCGGGTGCCGTTTACAGACGACCACTCTGCGAGTAGGTTGACCGTAGAACCCAAGCCTGTAGACCACTCATGGAACCCCTTGCGTATGGAGCAACCGTAGGACTGAGGCCACCAGTTGCGTAGCGTGATAGCGTCTGTCTGGTCCATCGCAATGATGGAGTCCTTGGAGTTTAACCCACCGATGGGGGACGGTATGGTTACAGGGGTGTTATACGAAGCCGCAGCGCCTTGGAAAAACATTATACACCCCAGTTGCCGTCAGGCACGGAATTCATGGTGAGGTAGGCCGTGGTGGGATTAGACGACAACGATAGCTTGTCTGCCCCCGTATCCTTGCCGGTCAACGAGTTGAAGATACGCATGAAGTCGGCTTGTACCCCCAACGTTGGGAATCCCTTCAACTCATAGAACTTGAACTTAACAAACTTGACCAGCAACCAAGGGTTGTACTGCAATACATCGGTGTCCAAAGTGATTAAATCGGACTCAACTAACGTCAAAGGTTGTACCCAATTCTTTGAGATGTATTCCATGCTCAGGGATAGAGAGCTGGCGCCTATGGCGGGTACAGGGTACAACTTCAGTACGTCCCCTGCGATGCGGTAACGAATACGAGGCAACGGAGCTACCAATGAACCCTTGAGAAATGCCCACTCTTGTGCCGATTTGGGTCCAGACAAGGGCCAGTGGTTCGTGTTGTCCCACTGAGTTTGGTCGGTGAAGTAGGCCAAGTCTTCAGGCAACGTGTAGTCTCCCTGACCGCCTACGGTGGCAACGTTGAACGTGCTGGAGAACTGCTCCCATGGGTAGTACAACAACAACTCATTACCCGCACTGTTAAGCAACGCGAGCAATTGAGACGAAATAAGGTCGTTCACCCCAACGACAGTAGCAGGTCTAGGTAAACCAAGCTCTCCTGCTACCTGTTGTAGCACGGATATTGCCGACCAATATTGGGCCATGATTATTCTCTCAATTCAAATCTGTTAATACGAACAAGCGCCCAACTCACCGCCAAGCCACCAAGCCACAAAAGCACCCAGCTTGTGAGAAAGCAAGCAGCCCACCAGACTACAGTAAAGCCTAGGAAGAACAGGATGCGG